ACGGTAATATTTACATTAGATGAACTATCCACAACAAGATATTTTGTTGTGTGCTGGGTCGCAAGCGTCGTTGAACCTGCCAAGGTGACAACACTGTAAGTCGTGCCGCTTGTGCCTTGCGCTCCCGCTGCACCTGCTGACCCACCTGTTGAACTAACTTCAAAAAATGCCTGTGTTGCAAAACAACTGCCTGCGACTGTACTTGAATCAAACGAGAACACTTCAACATAGTCGTTTGCTTGCAACTTAACAATGCAGGTAACCAAATTATTGTTATCAATTTGTGACGATGCATTTCTGATATAGCCGTAACCCTCGCCAAGTAAATTAGTATTACCATTTTTTTTAAAGAACGTCGCTGGCGTTGTTCTTGTGGCGGTAGAATTAAACGTTATGTTACTGGTCAATTGATAGTAACCCGTACCACTAACCGTGATGCGGTTGTTTGTTGTGTTAATTGTAATGCCTGTGCCTTCCGTGTCTGCGCTTGTGTCAAACTTTACCTTTTGCGCTGTTGCGCTGTTAAAATCCTGTTGGCTGCCCCCGCCTTGTAAAACTGACGCGCTCATAACGGCACGAGCGTAATCGAATGAAGTATTTACAGATACTGTAACATCACCTAGACCGTTAGTCGGAGACAACCCAACTCCTGATCCAGCTACAATAGAGGTCACGCCACCCTCAATCGTTCCTGGCTCCCAATGGCTAGCAGCATTGTCCCATACCAATGCCTGACCGTTTGATGGGGTTGAAGTGGTAGTGTCTACGTCGTTAAGGTCGTCAATACTAGAGGTTGATATATCTCCAGCTGGGCCCTGAACACCTTGAGATCCTTGAGGGCCTGTAGATCCTTGAGGGCCTGTTGAACCCGTTGAACCCGTAGACCCTTGAGGGCCTTGAGATCCAGTAGCCCCTTGAGGGCCCTGAGGACCTGTTGGTCCAGCAACAGTAGAATCAGCCCCTTGTGGGCCTTGAGGTCCCTGCTCACCCTGTGTTCCCTGGGGTCCAGCGACAGTAGAGTCAGCGCCCTGAGGCCCTTGATCTCCTTGCGGCCCTGTATCTCCTTTAGCACCTTTCTCTATGCTAACCGTAAGCTTTGCCATTACGCAGTTATGTCATCGTTTACAGTAAAGCTGCCTTTAAGAACTGTAGTGGTTTTATTGTTTACGGTATATTGTAAGTCGTAAGTGTATCTGCCAGATGGAAAATTAGACATGGTGTCAGATGTAGCCTTAACGATTACATTACCATTATTGTCAATATCCTCAAAACTAAAACCAACATTAGATGACTTGTTTTCACCCGTGGCCTGATCTCCTTTTGTAAGAGTGCCAGCAATTAATGATCCCCTAGAACCAGAGGTCCTTTTCGAACCACGAACCTGCATAAAAAATTCATACCCATCAGTTAGGAGGGCAATGGCGCTCCCAGTGCTATCCTTGAAGTTCAAAGAAAGCTCAAAGGTATCTCCCTTTCTACAGGTAATGTCTAGCTTTTCAGCTACGTCTAAATTTGCTTTATTTGCCATTATTTCATTGGTTGGTTGGTTGGAGCCATTGGAAACATAGACCCCTGTATCTCACCTCTTTTTCCATCTCGCTGAGAAATAAGCTTGCTTTGCTCGACAGCCTGCTTCTTAACCCTGTCGTCTTTTCTGTTCTCTTTCAGCACCTCTAACTTCTCTTTAAACTCTTGATCGTCAGACCTAACGCCTAATACAGCCTGAGCCTTTATAATCTCTATCTCTTTCCTGAACTGGTGCTTTATCTGCTCTAGTTGAGTCTCTAGTTGTGCTTCTAGCTGCATCTTCTGAGCATCTATTTGAGCCTGAGCTTGCATCTCTTGCATCTTAGCCTGGGAAGTAGATTGAGCAGAAGCCTGCTGAATCTGAGCTTGCTGCTGAGAGTTCTGCATAGCGATTTGCTGACGCTGAGCAATGCGTTTTTTTCTCCTAATAACTAAGAGTCTTTCAGCCTGATTAACATCCTTGAGCTGACGGATAGCAATAGCGTCCTCTATATCAAGCTCTTTTTGTTGGATAGATATTTGAATGTTTTGCTCTAGGTAGGCCCTGTCTTTATCCTCCATTTCTTTAACAACCTGTACACCAAAGTTGTACATAGGCAGGTCATCAAATGATGAAAGTATAGACATGTTTTCTCTACCTACCGCGTTAGCATAGGATGAGTATATAACGGAACCTTTGGGTAGGATCTGCAAACACTTAACGATATCAGAACAGACCTTCTTGAAAAGAACCATAGACGAATCAGTGATGTCATATATAGCGTTGTTTCCAGCTGCAATTGCCTGCTGCTGAACCCCGACTAGCGTATCGCCTTTCGGGGTAGAAGAGTCCATCATCTCATTGATGCCAGTTACATCCCTTACCATTCTAAGGTAGTGATTATAAAGGCCGATGAGCTCATTGATGTTTCTAATGCTATTGCCTATCTCACGAACTGGAGGGTTCTGAAAGCCTCCCTCTGGGTTCTTGCTTCTATAATAAAAAACACCAGTCTGCTCGTAGATGTCGTGAAGGTCGAGCGGCTGAAGCTCGCCCCCTTTACCTAGCTGTACATTTTCTAAGCCCTCAATATCAATGATCAATCCATCTGGCTTAGCCTTAGCTATAGCTTGCTGAATCTTAAGGTGAGTTAACTGAAGCATATCCGCAAAACCCGTGCAGCTATCTACCATAGACTTCGGCATCATGTTGTTGATGTTAGTCGCAGTAGCAGAGTAAGAGAGCCTACACTTAGATAGATCGTGAATGTTTTTTGGAACATTCTTCGTCATCCCGTAATTAAATATCTTCCCCGCGCCTAGGATGTAACTACCACCATAAACGGTAGATATCTCCATCTTATGGGGGGTTCTATCGTAAACGCTTCCTTGCTTTTCTTCGTACTCAAACCCCTTCATAAAGAAGTTTGTGTTACCAAACCTATTTTCTTTTTCCTCGAAGTGTATGCAATCAACTGATATAAACTCAAAGTCTAAAACATCGACCATGTATTTATCGTAACCATACTCGGTTTGCATGGAAGACTTATTGTAAGAGCTTTTGTTCAAAGAACTAGAGTCATTGCCGTAGCTACCTTTAGATGACTCTGCTATCTTCTTGAAATCTTCTTCGTTTAGCTCGTGACCAGCAAGTCTTTTAAGCTCTTGCACAGAAACTGTCTTAACATGACCCGCATAAACCAAGTCGTCGAAGCTTGGGTCTTCAGTGTAGCTATGAATAAACTTAGTTGGGTCTACATACTCTGTCTTAATACCTTCGTTGGGATCATTAGATCTCTTAACAACAGCCATACCTAAAGCAACAAGGTCGTTTACGCAGCGCCTAAAAGTACCATCAACAAAGTTATTCCAAGAAAGCGTCAGGTTTGTTCCAATCTGAGCAGCTATCTCCGCGTCTGTCTTTACGTTAGTGCCTAAGAATATCTCTGACTCCTCCTCCGAGTCTGGAAGATTCTCTGGATCAATATCAAGAACGACACCAGTGCTCTGCTTAAGCTTAAGTAACTGCTCCTTCTGCTGTATTTGTATCTCTACCTTTCTTTTCTTTCTGTTTTTTTCAGAAGAAGACAAGGGGTCTATCGCCTCTAGGTTGGGGTATGGAGCCCTGGAAAGTATCTTATTTACTACAACCCTAACGAACTTAGGTAGTACAGGGACGGGAGTATAGTCCAGATTCATTAAACTACCATCACCATCTGTTGGGTTCAATGACCTAAGAAGCTTTTTGTATATATCTGTGCTCTGAGTCCCGTTAGCGTAATCCCGACTTTTATTAAAAATAATGTTTCTCTTTCCAAACAAAGAACTAGGGCTGCTCATTTTACCCCACTGGGACTCAACAGCCTTAGCGTACTGAACCCCGTACTCCTTGGTTTTCTTTATGTCTGTACTAGCCAGTGGATCAGGAAAAGAACTCTTACTATTGCTGTTTGTATAATTCATATTTTTCTGGCACTAGACTCGATATTTTGCAAATATAAGAAATAGCTGCTAGACCTTATATTTCCTAAAAAACACCTTGTCGGTAAAAGTAACCTCTTCTTTTTTCTTTGGTTTCTGAGCAGCAAGAAGGGCCAACCCAGAACTTATCGTTAAGTCAAACTTAGTTCTTTTATCTATCTTAAATCCGATCCAGTCCTCTAGTGTTTTATTAAAATACATATTTCCGACCTCGCCCGTTTCGTGATTTATACCCACGTAGTCGTGAATATAAGACTCTATAGACTGAGCGTGTGATTGAATAACGTCTTGAGAGTTAGACGGTATGCCTTTTGTCTTTACGGTTGAGTTAGGAGCTGTCCTGCTCATAAGGTGTGATGGCCTACCCAGAAGGTAACCGTCGTAGCCTCGCGCCTCAAAGTGCCTAGCTATTCCGTACTTATTATTTTCTATTAGCAGGGGGTACCCATAATAAAAAGAGCACATCAAAACGTCCTCGTAGAATATACTAGCCAGATCTGGACGAGAAGCATATTCAACAACAAACATATTGGAGGGCCTGTTCATACTGAACTTATTGTACATATGTAAAGCCCCCTTAGATCCCCTGTTATCCACCGTAGCGTCTAGGTCATAAGAGTCAACCCCTCCGCACCCATAGTCTGGAAACGGAGGAACCTTTTTCCCTCTTTCAGTTTTAATTATGTTTCGTTCAGACGGATCTGGCATCCAGGAAACCCTGAAGCGTCCATTCGGAGTGGGAGAGAAAACAACTTCTTTATCTTTTTCCCTCCATGTGAAGTTTCCTATTACTACTGGGTTGGGGTACAGCTCATCATTGTGCTCTATCTGCTGGTATATCTTACCTATATTAAATAGGCTTCCCTCAATGCTATCCCTGAATGCCTCATCTTCGGTAAATGGGAACTGCCTGGTCACCTCATTCAGCTCAGAAGGATTGTCTTTAAACGAATTCCTTTCGTTTTTTAAGTAGGTTTTACTGCCGAGCTCAATAGTGTCTCCGTCTATACCATGTATGTGTACGCTTTCGTTAGGATCATTCATGATTGCGTTTCCGAAAACATCAAAGAAACCCTCTAGGGCCTCATAGGCGGGTATAAATATCCTGTATAATCCAGACCGAGTTCTACCGTTTTTGTTTCTTTCGTTAGGATCGGAATCATTCCACAACCCCCTGTACTCTTTCCCGCCCTTATTCATGGGGTTTACCGTGCTGCCCACAATGGCCTTGCCTACTACGTTCCTACCCACAATTAAACAAGTACGCTCAATCCTCCACGCCTCTCTTATGTCGGTTGGTTTCTCCCACTTACCAGCCTCATCCAAGTACATCATATGAAGCTTCTCTCCATCATAAGCGTTGTTCGTTGTGTTCTTCCAGTTTATTACCGTGTTTAACGCATCCCCCGCATAGGACGTTTTATTGTTTTTCGTTATACGTTTAGATGGCTCACGAAAGGCTAGCTCCATACGAGGGTTCGTGGTACCGTCCTGAATAGGCTTAAAGAAAAATGGGTAGCTACGAAATATAGCCACCACCTTTTTCATGAAGATATTTTCTTGAGCGTCCTTACCAGTCTTTGACTGAATGCCCAGAAGCTTGTCTTTAACCTGACTAGCCTCGTCAACAAGCACAGCAGAGCATATGTTAGTGTAGCCAGAACGACGACACTTAGTATATAGCTGACCGAAACAACGGGGATCAGCTTCGCAAGCAGCCATGTGAAGAAAGATCTCTTTTTGGAAAGCAAGGTATGATGGGTATCCGATATCAATTTTAGACCATTGTAGAAACATATAGTGTCTCCCTGTAATATACGTAGGGACCCCATTATTGTAAAACCACACACCGTCGCGCCTACGCTGAAACTCTTGTTCGATGTAAGAACGAAACTTGTTGCGAAACTCGGCAGGCTTCTCGAACCACTCATCCATACTTCGTATCCTTCGCATCTCTTCGGGCATAGGAATGCGTTCCCACATTTGCAGGCCCTTTGGTTTTTCATAGAAGAGAATTTTAGATCGCTTCGGTTTTTGTGGTAGTACCACGAGTAACCCGTGGAGTTCAACATACTCTCCCTCTTTACCGTTAGGGTCGATCTTAATCCCTTTAGATTCATAACCTTCTATATCTACTAAAACAGACATTTTATTTAATTCAAAAAGGTATGACATATGTGGCCCTCCCTTTTATGTGGTACACCAGACAGGGTTCGAACCTGTGACCGTCTGCTTAGAAGGCAGATGCTCTATCCAACTGAGCTACTGGTGCGTTCTTCTTTCGTGTGTTTTTTTACGATGGCAATTTGCACATCTTATCTGACATTTTCTAATCTCTTTCTTTATTGTTTCGATACAGTAAGACCACCGAACCATGTCTGATACATTGCCTCTTTTTTCACCTACTACATGATCAAACTCAAGGACTACAGGGTTGTTCTCTCCGCAATCAACGCAATTAAACATCCGCTTTACCCTCCAAACAAAGTCTCTATTCTTTTTTCTTTGATATGTATTTCGCTTCTTTGACCTAGCCTTTACTTTAGAGCAATTGTCTTTGTAGTGTTTAGCCGCCGCCCTGGCCTGATCCTCTTTTTCCTTATAGGCCATTAGGGTCTAATTACTATTTTGACTTGTAGATTCTAAAGCTTACCTTTAAGTCATCTACAGTAACCGACTGATTATCAAAGTTATAGTCATCCCAGTATATCAATCCGCTGGGCTCACTTAGAGAATCTTTCCGCGAATCCCCCTGAGTAGTCTTTGTCTTGTTCGATTTCTCCATTTGTCTTTAGTTCTTTAACCATTTGTTCTAGCCTCTGGCGCTCCACCAAAAGCTCTTTACAGTCGATAGCAGTTTGCTTTATGGATTGGAGCTCAGCCTTGCGAGCCGAACCCCCCGCTTCTGGATCGACGGGTTTTTTTATCTCTTCAATCATATTGTTGATTGCGATCTCCATACTCTCCATAAGTTTCCTGGCTGCGATTACTGTCGTGAATTTACTTGCCATACCCAAAAACAAATATTGGCGTCTTAGGGCCTAGGTACGCCCCAGCTATATTGTACTCAAAGTGCTCCATGGCATCCTCGTCGGTCATCTCATCATCCTCACAAAGGATGGCAATGATCTTACCTATATCGTATACAGCCCTTGAGACATCGTGAGCTTGGTGGCTAATACCTATGACGGCATCGTCAAATCCATCAGCAAGCAAACACTCTTCTTCCTCCAGCAGATGCCAGAGGTGATCTTTATCAATTTCAAACATATCAATTAAATTTCTTTGTAAAGCAAGTCCTCAACCCTAGTCCTGTAATATTCCTTACCGTCTATGGTGATTCTGTAGTCGCGGTTTTCTTTAAACCCCACTACATCACCCACGGATAAATCTAGTGCTTCAATCCCAGAAGACGAAAATGCGACTCTACCTCTTGTTGGTAGTTTCTCTTCAAGCTTAACAACCTCGATAATCGACGATTCTTGAACTGTCTCTTCTTCGATAGCCTCAAGGAGGCTCCAACCCGCAAGAGGGTGGACATTACCCGTGTCGCTATCTTTAAAAGCAATAGCTTGATTGTTGATAGCGTGATCTTCATCATACCTGACAAGGTAGTGATTGTCATCACCAGTAAGTGGCTGGCCCTCATTGATAACCACGAGATGATGGAAGTAAAGCGTGTCGCCAGGCTTGACGCCAGTCTCGTACTTAAACGGAACAGCCACGACAGGGCCTTCTGTAATTCTGTTTTCAAATTCATTAAATCTATTATCTACGTATAATTCTAATCCGCCACTAGTTGTGATGGTGTCGTCTATAGTCTTTTCTAGCTCGACTACGAATAAGTTAAAGGTCTTCATTCATTAAAAATTTAAATCAAATTCAAGAACACAAGGCATTTCATCTACTGCCTTCCACAGCATGGTACCTTCATCGTTCTCAATGTATATAAGATATCTCTGCTTTCCAAACTTATGCAGATGTCTTTCGTCTTCAACGATAGCTGATACCTCCCCAGATCCAGCCCGCATACCTACATAATAAGCCATGCCGTTTTTAGGGTCTCTTCCGACCACAATTTTTCTAATAAGTCCTTCCATTTTAGTTTAGGGATATGCCCAAATCACCAAGCA